AACCATCAGATGGCGCTACAAATCCACTTGAACTTGTACTCATACAATTTGAATCGCTAAGATTTGATACATCAAAATAATGTGGAGTTGCAGAACTAACATAATTATCACAAGCATTTGTTGATGTACTACCAGAAGATACGCTTTCCGTACCTCCAAGGCTCCAAGTAGCTGCACATCCTGTTGGTGTAGGCGGAGTAGATCCTGTTGCTGTGTCAGTACATTGCACAATATCACCACTATTTGTATAACCTGCTGGCACTAAAATATTTCCTGTATATGTGTTTAATCCTGATAAGTATGTACTTGGACTAACGCTATTTAACGTTCCAACAGCTATATTTGCTGATACTGCTGCTCCTGTTGTTCCATCCGATACACTAAATGATGCAGTTGAACAATCAAATGTTGGGGGCGTAGGAGTAGGGGTTGGAATTGGTGTAGGTGTAGGAACTGGAGTTGGAGTAGGAGTAGGAACTGGAGTTGGAATTGGCGTGGGGGTAGGAGTGGGTGTAGGTGTGGGGGTAGGTGTAGGGGTAGGCACAACTATTGAACTCACTATGTTTAATAATTCTAAGTTACTTTCTCCAGTTTCTAAGTTACTCTCTATGCTATTAATCTTATAAATCTTATCTAGGATCTGAACTTTGTCTGCTAATGTGTAATTAAGCAAGAAGTTAATAGGCAAATATGCTTTTACTTTTGTAAGCCTTAGCTTAGTATTAAATATTTCTCCTATGTATGTTCTGTAATAATCCTCAAATAAAGTTCCTACAAAAGAAGTATCTAGTGTGTATTCGTTTACTTCTAAGTTGAAGTTTATGTTTGCATCATCTGTTGCTGAGTTAACAGTAACACTATTAGATGGAATAAAATATGTGCTGATATCATTGAAGCTACCTAAGTTATTATTCTTAAATCTAATATTAGTTCCTGAAATTGAAACAGGATAAAATAATAAAGGCTTGCCAAAGTAAGGATCATTGTTATCATCTACAAACCATCCTACTTGAGCTGTTGTTAAAGAGCTTCCTGAACCATCTATAAGTCTTTCATATTTTAAATGCTCGAATGGTGCTTTAACACTATAGACACCTCCTCCTGCATCATAATTATCATCTCCTTGATATTCTACTGTACCCCACTCTACGTTATTAGCTTGTTGATGTTGTAAGGCTAGTTTAGTTCCTAGTCCTTCATATCCAAAATCTACTTCTTTAAAAGGAAGTGCTAAATCTACATTACTATCCCCTACCGCTACATATTTTGTGATATCTCTTGTAGTAGTAGAACTTGCATAATAACTATCTAGTGTTTTAACTACTATAGTGTCATCATCATAATAAGCAGTAAGGTTAAACATCTTAAAAAGTCCTGTAAGAAAGTCTATTACTTTCATCTTAGGGATTTGCTCAGTTATGATAAAGTTTTGTGATGTAGATACTAATAAGCCTGATGTTTGACTATAAGTTTTGCTCTCTCCTGTAAAACCATTTGATACCGCTAAAGAAAATCCTGAGAAGTTGGTACTACCTGCTGCATATATAAAAATCTGATATCCTGTGCTAGAATTTGTTAGATAACCAGTAAAATTATAAGCACCTGTAGTTGTTACATTTTCCTGTCTATATATTTGACCATCCTTTTTTATTATTATAGAATAATTGTTAGATGTTGTTTGAGTAGCAGTAAAGGTATATGCCATTTGTGTAGAACTTGTCAATCCATACACATAGAAGTTAGATCCGTTTCCATAGATACCTGTAACTGCTAGAGGAAAAGTATCCGCAGGAAAGCCTTCTATTAAAGTTGTAACTAACGCATCCTCATCAAAAGCACTACCTTTTTTTCTATGAAGCCACATATACAGCTTCTGATAAACATCATTTGTATTTACAAAGAAATCATCTGAAAAATTTATTCCATAAGATTGCTCTATTGCTTTAACAATTATATGCACAGGAATAGCATACTTTAACTGGTCAAAAAGCACTCCATTGCCTGTGGCTTGATGTAAATTACCATCGCCTGTAGTAGCAGAATCGTAATATAGCCTTGTAGTATGAGAAATAAGAGGCGCTACTAAAGCATCTGTGTAAGTAACGCTGTCTACTGTTTTATCTATTCCTGATTCTAATGCGGCTCTTACTTGAGTTGCATCATATTGATTATTAAAGTTGTCTAGCCAGTCTAAAGAGCTTAACGTATCTTCTCCTAGTAAGTCTTTTAAATCTACTGTGTTTCCATAAAAGGTAACTTTGTAAGTATGTGGCTTATTGTTTTTAAGAACAACACCATCTAGCTTTATCTTTCCTTTTCTAAATGCTTTGTTGTTTAGTTCTAATCTTGCTGTCTTTTTCTTTCTAGCATCGTAGCCACCATCTATGTCATAGTTGTAGTAATGCTTAAATATTTTATTATTGCGCTTAGAAGCAGGAAGGTTAAAAGTCTTAGAAAAGTCTGTAAATACTTTAGAAATATCTTTAACATTTTGAATAGTTTGTGTGATTGTTACTGATTCGTCTTTAAACAAGTCTACTCTTTCTCCTTCTATGTACAACTGCACTACTTGCATTTATCTTAGGTCGTTTATAACGTTAAAAGCATATTCTATATTGATAGTATAATTTACTAGCCTATCATTTACGCTTGTCTTATAAGTTAGCTGTGTTGTGGTTATGTCTACAGGAATAACATCAATTCCTATTGTTGCCCATACTTGTTCAGAAAATAGCATCTCTTCAAATGCTGGATTCATAGCATCTGATACAAATCCTGTATTTAAGCTAAGACTAGTTGTGCCTTGTGTATTTAGCACTCTTTTAGAATGTGTATTGATGTCATAAGTTCCTGTGCTGCTTACTAACGAGCGCTTGTAGCTTTCTTTTGTTACATTTACGCTTTCAACAGACTTCTTAAAAAACCACATATCCTGTAAAGCACCAAACTTGTTTACAAAGGTCATCTTGATTGGCGTGTACTTAGGCTCACATACTCTTACTATAGTTATTGTTTCTCCTCCTGTTGAAGCTGAGGTTGCTGAACTTCCAAATGTATCATAGTTAATTGCTCCTGCACTTTCTTCTGCAATCCTCCCAGCAGTATTCTCTGGCATATAAATAATAGTGTTACTTTGAAGTAAAGAACCTGAAGCTATAGTAGGGCTTGCTCCATCCATAAATTCACCATAGCCATCAAAGCCTTTGTGTGATATACTTTCAGCAGATCCTACTTGCACATCACTAGAGTCATAGAATGTTATAGTTCCTGTAATATTTAAAACTTGAGAAGTGTATATACCACTAAAAGTTATATCTAAATAATCTCTTGCTAGTTCGCTAATCTCAAATAAGACACCATAGCTGCTATCTACATCTTTTGTAAGAGTATATCTAAGTGTGCCATCTATAGAAAGTAGTAATTTAGCATAGCTAGCGCTGCTAGTTGAGGGTTCGTATTCAAAATAGGGAGATCTAAGTAAAATGTTTGCCATTATGTTGTAAAATCAAAAAAGTTATCTAAGTCTAAATTGTATCCATCTATTAATTCTTTTGGTAAATTAATAAATGCTTTCTCAAAAGGTTTAGTAAAAAATAAGCTAGGTTTAATTCCTTTTTCAAATATGCTTCTTTGTAAAATAAATCCTATAGCTTTATATGTACCTTTTTTATATCTTCCTTTTTCATCTCTCAGTCTAATTCTCCTATCTTTTGCCCACTTACTTAAAATATCAGCAGGAGGTTTTTTATTAGAATATGAGAATATTGTATCGTATTTCTTTTTTTTCCCTGATACTCCTTTGTCTATATATTCTCCATAAGGAAGCATATAAAATTCTAAAGAAAAGCTATTTGGGTAGGTATTTAATTCATATCCCATAGAGTTATACAAATCGCTAGAAACATTTTTATTGTTTCGTGTAAGATTAGCTCTTGCTTGCTGAATAACATACTTAGCAAATTTATTAAGACTTTCTTTTGTTCTTTTATATTGCATTAGCAAACGGATTGATCGTTATTAATCATTATATCGAATGTCGCTGCCCATCCTGCAAGCAGGTTCTCAAATCTATCTGTAAAAGGCTCAAAGGATACATCTCCAATAATTTGATAGCCTTCTCTGTATAAGCTACCTATTCTTATTTTTTGTAGTAGTTTGTTTAGAACCTTGAATTGAGCATTAAGAACATCTTGCTCGTTTGTGTTTCCTCTAAACCAATTTGTTGTCGGATTCTTTTCTACATTGACTATATCCATAGCTAAGATGCTAAGATTGAATGTAAGAGTTTGTTCGCTTGAAGTAATTGAGTTAACTATTAAATGCCCCAGAGGAAATATAGTTTGTTTATTTAAATCAACATCTGATATATCTCCATAAGTAACTGTGTTAATGTATTCATCTGCTATAAGCAAATCCTCAACTAAATTTGTTACTACATAGAATCCCCTTGCTGCTGTGTTGCTCATTTGAATTTGTTTTTTATTTGTTTAGATTCAATCTCTAATTTATCTTTCATATAAGTTAAAGCATATAAAACTGTATGAATATTTAATTTAGTGATATCTTCAAATCTCCTAATATCTCCTTGACTGAGTTCAAAAATGGAAGCATACCATCCATATTTTGTGTTGAATTGAGATACTGCTGTAAAGCCTTCTCCTCCTTGTGTTCCAAATAATTCATCATAGTTGTCGATAAGTCGATCCCTAAATGATAAAAAAAAAGCACCGCACCCAAGGCAGCATCAAGTGGCATATCTTTCATAACACCAGTATCCTTGGCATCATATTCTTCTATAGAATATCTATTTTTGTATTTTACTTTTATTGGTCTATATAGTACTGACATTGCTTTATCCATCATATCCCAGTCCGACAAGTAATTATCAAGATCAACATATTCTCCAAAAGAAATATCCTCTAGATTAGGAATGAACCCATACTCTTTATCATTCAATTTAAATTGTTTTTTAAGAGGAGGCTTTTCATTAAACATATCCATAAGAATACTGCAAATAGCATTTACATCTGATAGCTTTAATTTCATTACTTTGTCTAGGCTAATGCCACAGAATATCTCAATCATTTTTATAGATAAGAATTTATCGTCAATGGTATCCTTTTGGATTTTCAAATACTTTTGATACTGTCCAAGACTTACTTCAGAGAGCTTATCTGGTATTGTAATATCTATCTTCATATCTATATAACGTATTTTTCAATATTTTTTAAAAATAAAAAAAAGGGATAACATTTCTGCTACCCCTTATCGTAAACTAATAAAAATAACCCTAGCTTATTCCCATAGCCCTGTCCGCTAGCTGACATAAATATAAAAAGGCTACAGTTCCTGTCAAAATTAAAACAAACTTAATCAACGAAAAAACGTAATTTCTAATTGTATTCATAATACTTATTTTTAGCTAAGTTAATACTTTTTTATTAATTAACAAATTTTAATAAAGTTTTTTTTATCTAATAGCATATTTTCCATAGTTAGGTCTTGACAGAACATTGTAAGTAGCATATCTTAAACTATCAATAGTATGGTCATTTCCTTGTTTAGGCTTATTAAGCAGTTTTCCTGTACGATCTTCCTCCCACTTATAGTTACGCATCTCTCTTATTAGATTGTCGCTCTGTGGGTCTAAAACTAGCTTGTATCGCTTTAGTA